TTAAAAAATATTTTAGTTATTGTAGGCTGTGGGTCTGCATACGTGTTTAAAATCTCATTTGCTCTAGTAGTTAAGCTAGAACTATATGCACCTTCAATATATAAATTAGTGTCTAAAGTGCTTTTTAAATATCCATTAGAAGCTACTGAAGTTACATCGCTAAAAATAGTGCTGGTTTCCGCTGCTATTTCTTCACCTGGATTATTTGGATCTTCTATAATACCTTTATTTGCGAGTTCTAAATAGTTGATATGATTTTTATTATCATATTCTATATTTAAATCGTAGTAGTTTAATGGATTTTCTACACTTTCAGTGTGTGTACCATCTGTAAATACACCTGTAATATAGTCTGTTAAAACAGTATTAAATCTTATTTGCCCTAGTTTATCAATATACCATGAAGCACCTACACTATTACAAGCTAAATCTAGATGCGATGTTAATGTAGATTCATAGACTGTGGCACTTAATTTATATCCAGGGTAGGCATCGCCTGTAGGATATTCCACTACACCATCATATGTATCTAAAATTCTTGCTATTCTATCTTCAAAACTTTCATAGGGTTCAGTTAGTCCACCTGCACCATATACTTTTATAGCACTTAGTTTTTTTACTGTATCTGCTATCTGTAAGTTAAAATATTTCGTGTAGGTAGTTTTATTTCTTACTGATCTACCTTTAGCTGTGGTTAGATTTCCTGAGAATAATATTTCTGCACCATATCTCAAACGTACTTTTCTACCTGAACGTATTTTAAAATCTGTTAATGGATTTGCTGCATTGCGGAAATTAACATTTAATAGACCTACTTGTACAGTGTTAGTAGCTCCTGCTATTGCTGCACCGCGATTATAGGAAATATTGGTAGCATCATTTATATAGTCTACCCATTGGTTATTTGCACCACCATCTGAAAGTAAATCGCCTACTTTACTAATACCGATTCTAAAACTATCTCCGCCTAACAGATCGCCTAGCACACTTACACCTAGAATAAAACCACCTGTAGGTGCAAATACTTCTAAATGTATATCGTCTAAAATCTGCTCATGGGTAGGCATGTTTTAACCTCTACCATCATAAGTATTAAATTCTTTTAAAGAATTAGAAATTACTCTACCTGCTTCTACTGAAGGGTTTAGCATTTGTGCTTCTACAGTATTGTAGTTATTTATAATAGTTGTACCAGCTGTGGCTGTAGCACCTTGTAGATTTAATGATGTAGCATTAGCCATTTTTTGCATTGCTACATCTATTGGTTTCATGTCTTTTAAACCTTCTATAAAGCCCTCTATGACATTTGCACCATAGCCTTTAAATACTTTTGAAGGTGAACTAATACCTAATGCAGATTTAAATGCACCTTTTATCCACCCTGGTATAAAATCTAGGAAATATTCGCCTAGTTTTTTTAACAGTTTCCCAGCTCCATCTATTAGACCTTGAATAATATTTTTACCTGCATCTACTAACCATTTACCAGCGTCTTTAAAAAAGCCACCGATTTTATCAGGTATTTTGCCTAGCCAAGTTGTTAAAGATTCTAGTAAATCTCCACCATTTTCTATAGCCCACTTAAAAGCACCTTTAATGCCTTTAGCTATAACACTTCCGATTTTAGCTGGTAGTGTTACAAATACAAGTTTTATTAAACCTAAGAACGATTCGCCTACTGTTACTGCTACATCTGCCCAGTCTACATCTTTTAAGAAATTCCAAGCACCTTTAATGCCTTCCCAGGCTACATCGAAAATCTTTTTAGGTAGTGTTACCCATATTAGCTTCATTAGTGCTAGGTAGGCTTCACCTACAGTTAATGCTACTTCTGCCCAGTCTACATCTTTAATAAATTCCCAGGCTGCTTTAATACCTTCCCAGGCTAGATCGAATATTTTTACAGGTAGGTCTATAAATACAAGTTCAAATATTTTTAGTAAACCTGTACCTACTTTTGCTGCTACTTCTGCCCAGTCTACATCTGAAAGTAAATCGCCTACTGCACTAAAAAGCCCTGTAACCATTTTTATTATACCTTTAGGCATTGCTACGAATACAAGTTTTAAAGCTCCTAGTAGTGCTGTACCTACACCTGCAGCTACTTTACCCCAGTCGATTTTACCTAGTAAAGCTAAAATATCTCCGCCTAGTTCTAGAATAAAACCGAATACTTTTTTCCAGTCGATGTCTGTAAATAATTTTCCTAATGCTTCAAAACCTTTACCTATAAGTTTACCTACACTTAATGCAAGTCCACCCCAGTCAATACTACCTAAGAATTTAAAGGCTGCATCTTTTAGCTGGTCTAGACCATCTAAAACTTTGACCGAGATTTTGCCCCAGTCGATATTTCCTATGGCATCGCCTAATGCACCTAGACCTTCTACTACTACTTTAGATAGATTTTTACCTACATCTTTTAGAGAATCGCCTATGTTACCTAGATCGAAGTTTTTAAATGCACCTATTAAACCATCTAGTGCTTTACGTACAGGCTCGCTAGTGTTATATAGATATACAAAACCTGCAGCTACTAATGCTATTGCACCAATTACTAAACCTACAGGTGTTAAAAGTAAACCTACACCTGCAGTTAATGCACCGAATATTGTTACTATTGGTCCAATTGCTGCAGCTATTCCAGCTCCTATTAAAATAATATTTTTCATTTTTGGTGATAGATCATTAAATGCACCTATTAGATTTCCAAATACCCCGAATAGTTTTGTTGCTACAGGTAGTAAACCTTGCCCTATTGAAGTTTTTGCGTTATCGAATTGTGCTTTTAAGATACGTTGTTTATTTGCTGCACCATCTGAAGTACGTGCAAAATCGCCTTGTGCTAGTGTGCTATCTTTCATAATTAAAGAATAACTAGCTTGTGCTTTTGCTGCAGGGTTTAGAGCATCTTTAGTAGATTTAATGAGTCCTAAACTCATTGCTTCCTCTTTTAATCTTACGTCACTTAATGCTATACCGAATTTTTTTAAAGGTTCAGTTTCACCTGATAGACCAGAACGCAAAGCTAGTAAAGCATCGTCTGTAGAAGTGTTATTAAATGATGCTAAATCTGCAGCTAATTCTACAAGGCTAGTAGACATCTCTTTAGATTTACCTTTATTTAAACCGAAGGCTTGAAATAAATTACCATATGTACCAGCTGCTTCTAATGCGGATTGCTGACTTAAACCTAAACTTTTTGCGCTATTTTTTGACCATGCTACAACTTCGTCGCTCGCTTCACCAAATACTACGCCTACTTTACCCATGCTTTCCTGCATGTTGGAAGCTGCATCGAATACTGCTTTACCTGCAAATAATACAGGTGCAGTAATTCCTAAAGTCATTTTAGCGCCGAAGCCCATCATGGACTGACCAGCGGAAGTTAGTTTAGTGCTAAAGCCTGCTAGACCATTTTCTGCTTCACGTAAACCAGTTTTAAAGCCTGAAGTATCACTAGAAATAGTTACTGTTACTTTACTTTTACCCACTGGTTTACTTTCTAATCTATAGTATTATTTCTACTATCTGCCACTGCTTTTATTGCTTGATAATCTGTTACTAGAAGTGTTTTATATTGGTGTGGCTGCCATTTTAAATCTAAAACAAATTCTGCCATTTCTACCCTTCGTTTATCGGTGTTGATTCCACTGTGGCAGCTTTTGGGAGGTCTATATTTTCTTGAATGATTTCTTTAATGTCATTCATTTTTAATTTTCTTGCATCTGACCAGCTAAAATCTGCTACTGAACGTCTTTTTACTACTAATGCAGCTGCAGCAATAAATAGTGCTTTAGGTCTGCCTGGTACTTCTATTTCTTCCATGCTCATACCTGAGAGATTTTCTGCAAAGTCGATTTCTTCCATGTCTAATGATGCGAGTAGATCAGCTACTGTTTTTTCTTCTACTGGTTTAGCTGGTGTTTTTGCTTCTACTTTTTTTGGTGTCATTTTAATCTCCTAAGTTATATTTATTTATTAGTTCGTCTATACCAGTTTCGTAGTGGTTGTAGATTTCTTCTAAGCTTGCTTTTTTTGCTTCTAACAAAAATGGGTTTTCTGGTGTTTTTTTAGTTCCAAATTCTATAAAGGTTGAGTACCACCCTTTATTTTTTTGTCCTATAGTTACTTTAGCTGCTCTAGTAGCTTTTGCTACACGTAAAGTAGTTGCCATGTCTCCTGAGTCTACAGGTGGTCTTACTTTACGTGCTACAATTACGCCCGCTTCAAAATTTAAAGCTTTCAAGTCATCTACTTCTACACCTAGTTTTTTTAGGTTTAAAAGCACTTGATCTATTCCATCTACTGAAATAGATTGACCTGTAGCACCACCATTTGCTGCTAAAGTTCTAGCCATCTTAGTTTATGGTACTCGGTCTAGTACAGGTGTACCTACAATATCGCAACGCATTGTAAATGAGTAAGTATTTTTACGTCCTGCTTCTCCACCTAAATCTGGTGGCATGCCTATTTCTAGGGTTCCGATTAGGTGTGGCTGGTTTGTAGATGGTGCTGCATTACCATGTACTGCATATTCAAAAGGTACTTCTGTACCATGATTATCTGTACAAAATGACCAGAACGAAGTAGCGTCTGTAGATTGGATAGCTGTTATTTCAAAATAATGTTTTAGAGTTGTACCAGCTGCAGCATCTTCAAAAGTTGTTACAGTGTCACCATTTTCTTCTACTTTTTTTACACATGAAATAATATCTGCCCAGTAATCGGCACCATCCACTTCTAGTTTTAGTTGTTTACCGTAAATTCTTGCTGACATTTTTGTCTCCTTATAGGTTTATATTAACTGCAATTATTGCAGCTAAACTTCTTTTTTGGTTATATTCGACTGGTAGTGGCTGGCTAACAGATTCAAAAATATTTGCATCTAAAGCTATTAGTGTTTTTTCTATTTTACTAAATAGGCTGTGCTGCATTTCTTTATTATCTAAACCTGGTGCAGTAACTACCCATATGTCTAAATTTAATACTTGATCTAAAAAGGTTTCGCCTTCACTAATAAGATCAGGTGCATTAGATGTAATTATTACACAAGGAAAATCAGGCATTGCTGGTATATGGTCGTAAATTTTACCTAGACCTACAGTGCCATCTAATTCTGTTTTAATTTCTGCTATTGCACCAGTTATTGCACCTTCACTAATCATGCTACACCAGCTACATATTTTCTAAGTATTGGTTTAGCTGCTACTAATGGGTCTCGTGCAACTCTTATAGGGTTGTTATCAGGGTCTGAAAATTGGCTAACACCTTGTGGTGCATCTCTTTGGCTATATAATTCGCTGCCTGTTTTTAGGATTGCTAAAGATAATCTAGCTTCAGGTACATAGGTATCTCCTATGTAATCTGTTACAAGTTCTGTTGCATCGTTAAAACATCGCTCTACAAAGTCGTCGTTTTCGTCGCTTGCTCTTATATAATCTTTGAGGGTTTCCCAGGTGTCAGCCATTTTCAGTTACACCTTATAGTGTTAATTGTATAGGTACTACACCTTTAGGAATTTCTGTAGCAATTGCTGCATAGAAATAAAGGCTAAAGTCTTGTGATAGATTTACAATATTTTGATCTGTAAGTTGAGTTATTCCTGAACTTCTAAAACGGATTGCTTGAGAATTTACAAGTGCCATGTTATTAGTTGGTGTGCTTGCAGGGTTATATACCCAGTTAGGGTCGCAAATAACATTTACACCTGCTAAACGTCCACTAAGTCCGTTAATGTTAAGTGTACCAATATTATTTGTACCATTACCATCTAGTAGCATTATTGGTCTACCATCTGCAGCTGGGATATTTTTAAGTGCTTTAAATGATGCTTTATCTACTACTAACCAGTCTGCTAATAGACCTTCGTCTAATAGTAGGTCTACACCATCTACAAGTGCATCTGTAATGTCTACATAATCAGTTTCATCTGCTACGTCTACGAATCGTGTAGCTGTTACTTGTGCTGCTAATGCAGTTTCAAGTGCTGTACGTAGATTTATGTTTACTCTTTTACCTGCACGTAGTGCTTGTGCTCTAAGAACTGTATCTAGGTATGCAATACTTGAACGCTCAATTACTTGGCGTGAAAGTCGTGAATATCCACCATATGTTTTTACTGGTGCAGTTTTTGCTTCTACATCTACGTAACCATAATCTAGATCGTCACCTTCAGCTGATTGTTCATCTATTACTGTGGCATCTGATACTAGAGCACCATAATCTATCGACATTCCAGTGCTAGGTAGTTCACCTGTAGAAAATACTTGCTTCAAAATAGCAGGCTCATCTACTAGGCGTGTAAGATCGCCCACCCATGAGTCTAAAACTACTGTATTAGCTAAAATACCTTCAGTAGGAAATGCACGTGTTTTAAGTTGCTCTGCAGCTGCAAGTAGTTCTGAATTAGAACGTGTTAAAAGATGTTCATATCTTTGTACTGTAGCTTTATCGCCTTTTGCAAGTGCTTTCAAAAATTCACCAGGACTACGAAAATCTCTAGCTAATTCTGAACGTGTTTTTAATTTATCATTCATTTCACCGCGTAAATCACGAAGTGCATCTTCTAATTCTGAACGTGTTAAAAGATTAGTTGTATCAGGTGCTGGTGGCACTGGTGGTGTAGGTGGCACTGGTGGCGTAGGGTTGTTGTCATCTGGGTTCATTTTTGTCTCCTGTGTTGTGTTAGATCGTACATATGCTACACCAGTGTTAAGGTGTTGTGGTGCATTTGTTACCGATATTTCTTTTACTAACGCCTTAGTGCGTCGGTATAGATTTCGTACTGCATCGAAGGTTGATTCTAAAGGGTTTTCTGCAAAACCAATAGAAAACGAGTGCTTTTCACCTGCTTTTAATTCTTCACGTACTTTAGCACCTGCAGCTGTTTTATTTATTTCTAATTCGACATCCCACCCTTTAGAATTAGGGTCTGAACGTGTCAATAGTCCTACTACGTTTTTGTGTACATCTTTTAGCTGCACACCTTCAGCAGGTATCATTATAGAACCAGGTGCAAATTCTTCTATATATTCTGCTAGAA